TATTTCCTGCTATACTGATCGCGACCTGACGCATGAGTTGTCTATCGTAGGTGCCAAGTGCTGCGGGCAGAATGTTATTGACGCGGTAAAGCAAGTAAAGCCAGATTACGTTTTGTTGTTTGATTCCCCTGCCATCGCTTCCATCTATGATAAGCGGGTTGCTAAGGGATGCAATGCGGAACTGTGGAGGGGAAACCGTATCCCAGATCAAACCCTTGGATGCTTTGTAATCCCCCTTTTCCGATATATCACCCCGCGTCAAGGTGCGGATAATGCTCATTGGCTGCTGATTCAAGAAGACTTGAAACTTGTTGACCCTAATCTAACTTTTCCATCATTCACAGTTAAGATTGAGTATAATGATGCTATCTTGCAAAAGCTAACTACCGGTGACATCATTGCATTTGACTATGAAACAACGGGGCTGAAACCGGATAACAAGGGCCACCACATCTACTCGGCAAGCGTCTACCGTCTTGGGGATGATACTGCTTATTCATTTCTTGTCACAGCGGCTAATTTTGAAAGGCTTAAAGCAGTCCTAAGTAGCAGGGAAATCAAGAAGATTGCCCATAACATCAAGATGGAAGAACGCTGGTCACGGAAGATGCTTGGTATAGGTGTCAATGGTTGGCTATGGGATACTTGCCTCGGTGCTCATTGCATCAATCCTACACGGGGTAATAGCGGGTTGAAGTTTCAGGTATTGGTGAACTTTGGCAGGGACGATTACTCAAAGTCAGTGGAACAGTATCTCCGTGCTGAAACGTCCAATGGCATTAACACTATCCAAAATTGTGATATTCAGACATTGCTTGAATATGGGGCATGGGATGCCTACTACTGTGGGCTGCTGTACTTGAAACAACGAGAGGCGCTTTCCGCACGTGTAAACAGTATTGGATTGCCCTTTACATACGGAGTAGAGTTCTTTACCATGGTTCAGCGGGCATTTGCGGTAATGGAAGGCACTGGGATTGGATTAGATGTCACCCTAATGGAATCCAACAAGGCAGCTATCACAGAGCGCAGGAATGCGCTGGAAGCAAGGTTCAGCAAGACGGAACTATACAGCACTTGGCAGAATGTCTACAAGGGTGCAACTAACATCCAATCAAGCACTCAACTTGGCAAGGTTCTGTTTGATACATTGGGCTTTGAGCCACCCAAGTTGACAGGTAAAGGTTCTTATGCGGTAGATACTGATGCACTGGCGGACATTGCACATCCCGATTTGGTTGACTACATCAGGATCAAGAAGTATGAAAAGATACTTGGAACATACTACTCCCAGTTTGAAAGGGAAATAGACGAAACTGGTATCATACATTGCGAGATGCAGCTTAATACTACCCGGACATTTCGTACATCATGCACAAACCCAAATTTGCAAAACATTAGTAGGTCTGACAAAGAGCAAGCCTCTTTCATTAGAAGTCTGTTCAAGCCACAGTTCAAGGATTATGTCATTGTAGAGGCGGATTTGAAGGGGTGCGAGGTCTCCGGTGCTGCTTGTCATACTAGGGACAAGAACCTGCTTGCCTATGTATCTGACAAGTCGCTGGATATGCACCGTGATCTGGCCACTGTGCTATATAATGTACCAAAGGAGCAGGTTACAAAGGAATTGCGGAGCATCACCAAGGCATATACTTTCGGCAGCTTCTTTGGTTCATACTACAAGCTGACCGGGCCGCTTATCTTCAAGATGATCGGTATGCAGAAACCTAAGTTGGCCGATGGCACGCTGGTAATGGATCATCTTGTTTCATTGGGGCTGGGCAATGCACAAGTATTCGCGGAGCATGTTCAGGATACCGACAACTACATGTGGAATACGCAGTTCCCCGGTTACACAAGATGGAAACGATGGGTTTACGATCAATACTTGAAGACTGGTTATGTTGATGCGTTCACAGGGTTCCGGCGCTATGGGCCCCTTGACAAGAACCAAGTTATCAACACCCCTATTCAATGTGATAGCGGACACATTAACTTGTGGTTATGCTGTTACGTGTTGAGTAGAATTACCAAGGATGATATACCCGCTAAACTGTTCCTGCAAATCCATGACTCCGTTGTCGGCATGGCGCACAAGGATTATATTGCTGAATACTGTCAACTTTACAAGGATGGCATCGAAGCTTTAAAAAAGCAATGGACATGGATGAGTTGCCCCTTTGAGATTGAGTTTGAAGTTGCGCCAGTAGGCGGAAGTTGGTACGAGAAGAAGGAGTTTATTCTATGAGCATGTTGGAAGATACTATTGAGTTGCTTGGTGATTTACAGGCTATCATCACCGAGATGGAAGCGGAGCGTTCCTACAGTGAGGATATTAAGGGTATTAGTGCCGGGTTTACGGAGTACGAGCAAACCCTTTTTGAACGCCTGCAGGAAAAGCTGGATGATATGGTTGATACGCTGACTGAGATGTCGGAGACCTGTTAGCAATGTCCAGATTAGCCTTGCGAACCCCGATGGCCATATTGCCGTTGGAAGATGCTGAAACTATCATGTACCCTATGCTGGGTGTAGCTGTTATCTATGGAGGGGTGCGTGTATTCAGCTATAATGATAAATTATTTGCGGCTACTGCGAACGGTGATAATACTTACATGATTTCCCCTACAGTAGTAATACCACAAAACCTACCAGACGGAATTGATGGATTACTTTCAATTGATGGGCAGTTACATGTTTATGACTATGTTACCGCCATCACAGGTTCCTTAAATTACTTGGAAAGGATTATGGCTGCTGCGCGTGTTCTTGCTGGTATAGAGGGGCTGCATGTAATGGTACCCAAACTGATTAAAAATGCAACGAAACTAGACCTGTATTGTGAAAAACTACAAAGAAGCACTAATGCCGTCTACCTCAAGTCCATCGATGCCCCCTATATCCAAAATGTACATGACCAGAAGCAGAATGAGGCTTGGTACATATACTGGATTCCCGAATATGGAACGGGGGCAATTTGCGAGATAGTTGAGGGTGCAATCATTATTAAGGATGACACCGGAAATGATGTTGTACTGCGTAAAGGGGTATCCCCATTGCAATACTTCATCGACAAGTACAAGGATGAATTGATTGGGCAGGAAGCCAAGTATGTAAAAAAGAATGGCTCCTATAGGCTTTTGGAAATACCCGCACTGGATAAACTGGAGAATAATCATGGAACTGTATAGAAAGAATCGCCCCGATAGTCTTGCTGGCATCGTAGGCAATGAGAACGCTGTTAAGACGCTGCAAAGTATCGTTGATAACACTGAACGCCGCCCCCATACCTTTTTGTTTGTTGGGCCTGCGGGATGTGGTAAAACAACCCTAGCGTTCATTATGGCAAATGCGGTCGGCTGCAAATCTGTAAGGGAGCAAAATAGCGCCGATTATCGCGGCATTGATTCTGTCCGTGAGCTTATTGAGGAATTGTCTTATGCCCCGTTGCAAGGTACACAGGGCATCATTCTGGAAGAAGCCCACCGCCTTACTCAGGACGCGCAGGAAGCTTTGCTGAAACCTGTGGAGAATTGCCCCGAGCATACCTACCTGTTCTTTACCACCACCGACGCAAGCAAGATCAATGCTGCCCTTAAAACACGCATGGTTATCATCCAAGTTGAACCATTGGATGAGGAACAGTTGGCTGGTATTGTTTCTGACGTTGCTAAAAAGGAATCACTCACCCTATCCGATGCCGTTATCAATCATCTTGCAAAGTCCGCTTATGGTAGTCCCCGGCGTGCCTTGACTATGATGGAGAAGGTTATTGGGCTATCCGAGGAAGAGCAACTAAAGGTCACAGGATACGCGGATGAAACGGAAACGGCGGCTATTGATATTTGCCGTATCATTGTTAAGGGGAATCGCGACTGGGAAGAAGTGGCTGCAATCCTATCCTCGCTCACCGTAGAACCAGAGGCTGTGCGCCGTGCTGTGCTTGGCTACCTGCGTGCCATCCTACTGCGGAAGAATAGTGCCAAGGCATTTCTTATTGGGCAACATTTTCTTAAAAACTACTACGATTCCGGTAATGCGGGGCTAGCTTTTAGTTGCTACGGGGCATGGCTAGAAAGTACGGGCAATGCCGCAAGCTAGGCTAAATAGTTGCAACAAACTAGGCTAGCTAAACGTTATACTATGGACGAGGAACACTACTACTATGTCGAACGAAAATAACTACCCAACTATCGAAGAGATTGATAGTGTATATACAAACCCTGACCTTGCCGCGCTTGGCGCGGAAATCAAACGCGATCTTGCTGCTATTGCCCCCGGTGATACAGAGGAACGGGCTAGGCTATTTCCGGCTATTGCGACTAAGTATGCTGTAATGCTGGCTGAGTGTGACCTAGAGGAATCAATCGCCGACACAAAGATGAAGATTGTACGCTCGCGGATCATTCTTGCTTTTGAGGATAATCCACGGGCATTTCTATCCAATACGCGCAGGCGCAATGTTCAGATTTGTGAAGCGGTGTACAGAACGCACCCACAGTTTAGATCGGCGCTAAAGGAGCTTCTGCTTGTAACTGCAAAGCGTAAGATGCTTACCCAGGCTTCTTATGCGATAGATCAAACGCGGACAATGCTTTCAATTTTAAGCGGTGCCAAGGCTAATTGTGCTCCTAGTGGCATCGTTTCGGTAAAAGATGGAAACGCACAGTACACAGGTAATCAGGGTTAAAAGGCTAAGAGGTCAAAACTATGAGTTCACTTATTGAACGCGCACGGGAAGCAGCCAAGAAGCAGGCTGAAGGCAAGCGTAACACCGGTTCGCTGTATAACAAGTCATGGAACGCTGGGGACGCGGAGTTGGTCAAGGTGACCCCTTCGACTCCTGATAGCCCGCGCACCCAACTTCGCATTGTACCATATACCATCAAGGACCCTCGTGGCAATCCCGATCAGAATGAGGTTGGCTCGCAGTGGTACAAGCGGCGTTATTGGGTGCATCGTGTTGGTGCCGATAACGTCCGTGTGCTTTGCAACCATCGAACGTTCGGCAAGCCTTGCGTTGTGTGCGCCGAGCGCCGTCGCCTACAGCAGGAAGGGGCTAATGACGATGTTCTGAAGAAGTACAACAGTTCCGAGCGGGAGCTTTTCAATGTGTGGGATATGGCGGAAAAGAAGCTGAAACTTCTGGATGCCTCTACCTTTACATTCGGCAAGAAGCTGCTTACGGAAATCAATGACCCAGAGAATGAGGACGCTTTCATGTTCCTCAGCCCAGATAAGGATGGCAAGTATCTTTCCTGCCGTTTTGATGCTGGTGCGTTGCCCGATGTCACGGTGCTTGGTTCCGTGAAGTTTGTTGATGCCAAGGTTGCGATTCCCAAGGAAGTATTGGACAAGGCCATTGACCTTGATTCCATCCTGACCGAGACTCCTGACGCCGAGGTCGAGGCGCTGATGGCTGTTACGGTTAGCTACAAGGATCGGACTAAGGCTGCAGCCGCCACCAAGCCTGCGGATGCCAAGCCTGCGGGTGCCAAGACTGTTGCCGATCCTGATGATCTGGACTTCTAGGCACGAGGTTATGGCGGGGTGCCTATGGGTTTTAGCCCCATCACCCCATTCTCTTTTGTTTTTGGAAACGGCGGCGTGGAAAGCAGACACGCGACGAAGTTTATAAGTCAGTCATGGAAAGGCGCTGATACAGGTGAGTAATCTTAATCCATCGGCAGGTGGGACGGTATCAGTAGCCCATGCAGAGACGTGGTTAAAACCTTTTCCCGGCATGGAAAAGTTACCAGCTCTATAGTGGGAGTAGCGCCCCACCCGTTTCCTCTTTAACAGTTTATACAAGGATGCTATGACAATCACTAAGAAATACGTTACACAAAAAGAAGCTAGGGATGCAGTTATCAAGTATGGTTCCCTGCGTAAGGCGGCTAAGCATCTAGGTGTTAGTAGGCAAAGTTGTGGGCGTGCTTACCATACAGGGGCCTATGATTCAATGGATGACAATTGTACTGTTAGCCCCGCAAAACCAATTACCGCCGATGCTCCTGTTGCCGATAAGTCGCAGTTCCTTGTTGACACTGGTGCTTTGCGCCGTGCCTACGAAACGGAAAAGCAACTCCGCAAGGACATTCAGGAAGCCTTTGAAACATACAAGTCCGCAAATGACTTCATTCTGTCACTGAACAAAGATTTTGTTTCCCCTACACCGATTACCCCTAACACCGCTAAGGAAAATTCAGAGTCCCTTGCTTGCATGTTTAATGCTGATTGGCACGCCTTTGAAACAGTTAAACGGAACGAGGTTAATGGGCTTAATGAGTATAACCCTGTCATTTGCCGTCAAAGCGCGGAGGCGAGTATCCGCTTCTTTGTTAAGCAGACAAAGGCATGCCGTAACATCACCGCTGTCAATGATGCTATGATTTGCTATCTCGGCGACTTGATGTCTGGGCACCTTTGGCCCGACCAGATCGAAGGCAACGCAGGCAGCCCCCTTGAAGAGGCGTTGTTTGTTGTTGATTTGATTATCGGTCAACTAACCTACGCACTGAACAATGGTGGCTTTAAGAACATCTATGTGTTCACTGTGGATGGCAACCATAGCCGCATTACCGACAAGAAGCGCAAGGCAAACCGCGCACATCATAGTTTGGAATGGCTTATCTTCCAATTTGTTCAGCGGTACTTTGCTCAGCTTGGTGAGAAGCGTATCAGTTTCCGTATTGGTGATGGTGTCCATAACTACGCTCATATCGCCTATGGGGTAGACAAGAGGCATCCTAATGGGCTTGTATGGCGGTTGACCCATGGCGACGAGGGTATCAACTACAAGGGTGGCGTTGGTGGCATCAGTATTCCAGCAAACCGTCAAATCCGTCAGTGGAATGAAGGGTACAAAGCCGACCTTACTATCTTTGGGCACCTTCACACGGCGGAAGCAAACCTGAAACGGTACTTAGCTGTTGCTAGTATGATTGGCATGACACCAAATGGGCTGCGCTTTGAGTATGAACCACCGACACAGGCTATGGTGACTGTTGAGAAGACGCGCGGTATTACTGGCTACTATCCCATTTTCGTGAGGTAATGATATGAGCTATAACACCTTTGATGACGCTATT